TTACTATGTTGCATGAATTAACCCATGCAATACAGGCTAAAGAAGGCATGAATCGTGGTGGTAATCCTGACCAATTTACTCATCAAGATTTGGCACAAGAACTGAAGAAAACTTTACAAGCACGTAACATATTTGATAGAATGAAAGCTGGAAATCCAGATTTAACGGATGAACAAGCAATTGAAAAAATTAAAAAATTGTATGAAGGTTCGGCTGAAATGCACCGACCAACAGATTTTACTTATGAACACGTTTTAGATAGAAATTCTTGGCCTGATGAAATAGCCAAACAAGTAGTTCATGATTATGGTTTAAGTGGTAATCGGGCTTTTCCATATACAAAAGAAGAAATGTACAAAAATTTGGCCGGTGAAGCAGAAGCCAGAATGGTACAAAACAGGATGGATTTATCACCTGAAGAATTGCTTCAAAACTTTCCATACCAATACGCACCAAACAAACATGGTTTAGATATACACCCTGACACCGCAAATGTAATTAGCGACCAGGGGCAATTAATAAACCAACCATCACAAAGTTTAGATATAAAGGGGTATCAAGATGAAGGAAATTTTAGAAGGGTGGGAGAACCACAATCAAACAGCGAAAAGTTTGGGCTTACCGGAAATGACCAAGGAAGAATATCAAGCGGAATTATTGAGAACACCGCTAGAATCACTAGAGGAAGCGAACCATCTAGCATTGCGGAATCGGCCAAATTCATCCAAGAGAACTTAGGTAATCCACAATTTAATAAAGCTTTAGCGTTAGCACAAAAACATAATCCTGAATTTGATTTAAAAGCTATTAAGGATATGCCTGAATCATCCTTGGTAAAGCAACATTCCATTGCTAGAACTTATGATTTATTAACTAAAGAATCAGTATCGCCCCAATTAAAAGATGCAATTTTTAATGATTACATGGCTAAACACCCTGAAATGATGAAAAAAGAAGGTATTAAAGATTACGATGATTTAGTAACAAAATCTTATGGCCAATTAAGAAAAGAAATTGACCAGCAATTTGATGACATGGTTAAAGGTGGCATGAAAATGTCTTACCATCAAGGTGATGCTAATTATTTAAGTTCTAAAGAAATGCTACAGGATGCTTTAGTTAACAATCATTTATATACTTACCGTGGCGGTGACGTACATCCATTGCTTAACGATTTAGACCCGTATTACGGTTTAAACAGTAATGAAAAGTTTAGGGCCGTACATGATTATTTAGGTCATGGAACAACGGGTTCAGAATTTGGACGAAAAGGCGAAGAATTAGCTTATGGTGCTCATGCACAAACATTAAGCCCATTGGCCAGGATAGCGGCCGCCGCTGAAACTAGGGGTCAAAACAGTTTTGTTAATTATTCTGGCATTAATGCTGATTTACAAAAAGAAATGAATGTAACTAGATTACAACGTAATAAAGCAATACGTGAAGGTGAATCCCCTGAAAAATATGATGCTCTTTTGCGTGATTTAGGTGGTCAATGGCAGTACGCAAAACAACAAGGCGTGGCTTTACCGCCAGATATGCTTGAAACTGGCTATAAAGGTGATATGCCTGATTATATTAAAAGCAATTTATATCCAGAGCATGGTGTAAGCCATAAAGGCTATCATTACTCTAATCTATCTGATTTGGAAGAAACTGACCCAACTAAATATGGTTATGGAATCCGGGGAGCAGAAGCTAAAAGATTAGGATTACCAGGCTCAATCAAAGAACGTACTTATTTTTACAATGAACCAGGGATGCGTGAACCTGGCCTTGGTAAAAATCAATATGAATCTGATTTAAACCATTTTTACGATACTGAAACTGACCCAGCCGGTATTATTCGTATGGCAGATAACTTTAATCGTGATAAAAATGGCATTTTAGATACTGCTGGTAAATCAAATGACATAGAACGCATGATGCGTGAAGCTGGGTATCATGGTTATTTTAATCAAAACACCGGAGTTGGTATATCTTTTGAACCACAAAAGGTGCGTGAATATTCACGTGAATAGTTGACAAGCTAGTAAAATAGACGAAAATGTAGTTTGTATCATCCCATCACATAGGAGAACTAATCATGGGCAAAATGGATTCAGGAAAAGGCGTACCGTCAGTAACTGGCGCAACTTCACCTAAAGGTGTTGATTCTTCAGATAATACTGGTGAACGCATGGGTAAAATCGTTGGTGGCGTGGCTATGGGCGTAGAAGATGCTACTGGCGCAGACAAATTGTTTAATACAGGCCGTACTGCTGGTGTTTGCTACACTCATACACGTTCTGCTTATCAGTCTAAAGACGAAGATTAATCATGGCTTTCACCGCTGATTTGAACCCCAAAGGTAGCAAGTCTATGGATTTGCTTGACATGATTAAGATGAATGAATATTTGGGTAGAGCAAATTCCAAACCAGCGGTTAAAACGGCAACACCAGCCGCTGATGCTATTTTGGCAAAACCAGCACCAAATGACATGATTAAAAGTAGTTCTGATGATGTTGGAACCCCATTTAAGTTCAATAACAATCAGAACGAAAACGTAGGATAAAAGCGAAAAGCCCTAGCACGTGAAGGTAAACTAGGGCCTTTCTAACCAAATACAACCAATCGGAGTAGTTGCAATGGCTGATGTAGATTTTATATTAAAACCGCTGGCTGACAAAATAGTTGTCAAGCCGGATGTTCGTGTTTTAAGTTCAGTAATCCTAGTGGATAACAAGGAATACGACAATATGGGCATGGTAGTTGCTGTAGGACCAGGAAAGCGCATAAACGGCCGCCGACAAGATATGCCGGTGGAAGTAGGTCAATACGTCAGATTTGGCACTATGAGTGACAATTCCAAAAATGAATACCTAAAATATCAAGAATACTTTACTAATAATGAACGTTATCTGATAATGTCATGGCAAGACGTATGCTTTGTACAGGATAAAACATGACAGACCAAACAGTAATGGCAATAGTTTTAACCGCCTTTTCAGCAATTATTATTGCCTGGGCATATTACAACTACACATTAAGACAAACAAAAAAAAAGGTTATCCCTAAATTTCCCATTAAAAAACCAGCCGTAAAGAAATTAGCAGTAAAAAAACCAGTAGTTAAAAAACCAATAGCAAAGAAAACAACGAAAGGTAAGAAATGATTATTAATTTTGGCGAATTCACTTTACAAGAAGCCCAAATCATATTGGCTGGACTAAAGAAACTTCCAATGGAAGTAGTAGAGCCATTACACAACAAACTATTGGCTATTGCTAATGAACAATTCTTAGCCCAACAGCCGCCAGAAGAAATTGTTAAAGAAACGAATGAATAACACCATTAATGTTCCTGAAGGTGAAGCAACCTTTACTATTACTAATCCAGTAGGTAGGCCATCTAAGTATGACCCAGCCTACAATGAAAAGGTAATAGAACTAGGTAAACTAGGCAAATCCTTTGAGCAAATGTGTGCATTACTAAACGTAGGTTACACAACTATGCGTAGATGGCGTGAAGAACACGAAGAATTTCGGCTTGCCTTGGAAGATGCACATTGTTTAGCACAAACTTGGTGGGAAGATCATGCCCAAAGTTACCTTGTAGAACATAAGGATGGGGAAAAGCTAAATACCGGTTTATGGTCACGTTCTATGGCGGCACGGTTTCCTAAAAACTATTCTGAACGGGTTAAGCAAGAAATAAGCGGCCCTGATGGTGCCCAGTTAAAGACAGGCTTCATATTGACATTTGAAGAACCAAGCAATGGCAACGATTCAGGAAGCTAAAGCCAAAGCACGGTTTCCGGCCAAACTTAAATGCTTATTTGAACCAGCCCATTCACGTTACAGAATATTGTATGGTGGGCGTGGTGGTTCTAAATCTTGGAATATAGCCAGGGCATTGCTATTAAAGGGATGCGAACAACCTACCAGGGTGCTATGCGCCCGTGAATACCAAACCAGTATTAAGGATTCTGTTCATAAACTGTTATGCGACCAAATCTATATATTAGAACTAGAAGCCCATTACGAAGTAACAGAACGTACTATTCGTGGCACTAACGGTACAGAATTCATCTTTGTTGGCATTAAAAATAATACAAACAACGTTAAGTCTATTGAAGGCATTGATATAGCTTGGGTAGAAGAAGCCCAATCTGTAAGCCCTAATAGCTGGAACGTCTTAGTTCCAACCATTCGTAAGGACAATAGCGAGATATGGATTAGCTTTAACCCTGAACTGCCAACTGATGAAACTTGGAAGCGGTTTGTGATGCAACCGCCAGACAATGCAGTAGTTCAGAAAATCAATTGGTCAGATAACCCTTGGTTCCCAGAAGTTCTTGATTTAGAACGTAGGGCATTACAAGGTAGGGATATAGAAGCTTATAACAATGTATGGGAAGGAATTCCCCGGCATACGGTAGATGGTGCCATATTTGCTAAAGAAGTCACTATGGCTGAATTAGAAGGCCGTATCTGTAACGTTCCTTACGATGCAACTAAGATGGTCCATGCCGTGTTTGACCTTGGATGGGCAGACCAAACCGCAGTATGGCTATTGCAATTTATTGGTCAAGAAACTAGGCTAATACGTTATTTTGAAGATAGCCAGCAAACCATGAGTTATTACCTAGCTAAACTTCAGTCTTTTGGTTACGTCTATGACACGATATGGTTACCCCATGATGCCAAGGCAAAGTCATTAGGTACTGGAAAGTCTATTGAAGAAATAGTACGAGCT